TGTTTCCTTCTTGGTTATGGCATAATGTAGAGACCAATAATAGTAATGAAATAAGAATATCCATTGCTTTTAATTTTATACAATCAGGGTTTCAACCCCCTATGGCAGGAGTATGACAGGTCTAGTTTATAAAGAAATTCCAGTTGGAGACATTACTCATCTTACAAGGGCTGAGTTTATTAATGGCCAAGAACAAAAATTTAATGAAACCTTAAAGAAATCTTTGTCTAAACACGGGATGAGAGACCCTGTATTTATTAAACAAATGGAAGACGATACCTTAAAAGTTACTGTTGGAAACAATAGAATGGTTATAGCTAAAGAATTAGGGATAGAAAACATCCCATGTATTATAAAATTACATCATCCTTTATATAACAATATAAAAGGAAGACCTCTTCAAACAGAAGAAGAGATTAAAGACCTATTTCACACTAAAGAAGGACTAGAAATTAAAAAACAAGATGGTATTATATGTGAAGTAATGCCAAAGAACCATCAAAAAGGAGGTAAAATATGAAAAATAAAAAACCAGAGAATCAGATTTTTGTTTCTTCTGGAAAAGTTGAAGAGGAGATAGATCCAAAAAAAATGAACTATAAAGATCATTGTTGTGAGATAGTAAGAGAAGCAATTCCTTATGAATTAGCTAATTTTATATACAACTATATTCTTTTAAAAAGAGACGCTGTTGAATGGATGTATACAAATAACCTAGTTAACGAACAAAATACATCAGGTTTATTCGGAACATGGAAGGATCAGCAGATCCCTAACACTTATTCCCATTATGCGGATATGGTGATGGAAACACTTCTAATGAAGCTGCTCCCAAAAATGAGAGAAGTAACAGGACTTAATCTAATACCATGTTATGCTTATACTAGAGTATATAAAAAAGG